TCAGGCTTTTGGGAAACTTACCGGCAAGCAAAACATACTGCAATTGATGGAGTCGGAAAGACCGGATCAATATAGGGGAGTGCCATATCTGGCACCTGTCATTGAGGCCTTGAAGCAATTAGAGCGATACACAAAAGCGGAGCTTACATCCGCCGTAGTGCAATCGTTTTTTTCTGTTTTTGTTAAACAAGAAGCTGCAGCATCGGAAGAAGGTTGGACTAAGCAATACGGAGTCGATGGCGCAGAAGAAGCGGTGGACGAATTGGATCCAACCACCTACGAGCTAGGCAGTGGAACCGTGCAGTATATGGAGCCAGGAGAATCGATTGAAATGGCTGATCCTAAGCGGCCTAACACCGGATTTGATGTGTTTACAAATGCTGTTATAAAGCAGATTGGTGCCGCGCTTGAGATACCACATGAATTGATTATGAAATCATTTATGGCGTCATACTCCGCGAGTAGAGCTGCGCTGCTTGAGGCCTGGAAAGCTTTTAAAATGCGTCGAGTATGGTTTGCGAATGACTTTTGCACACCGATTTATGAGGCGTTTTTAGACGAGGCCGTTTCGAGCGGTCGAATAAATGCACCAGGTTATTTTAATGACCCGTCAATCCGCATGGCTTACGCTGGCGCGGAGTGGATTGGTCCGAGCCAGGGGCAATTGGATCCGGTCAAAGAGGTAACAGCTGCGAAACTTAGAGTCGATAACGGATTTTCTACCCGTGAGCGCGAGACTACGGAGCTTACTGGCGGTAGTTTTGATGACAACGCACAGCATCTAGTGAGAGAAAATAAAAGCATGTCTGAAGCTAATAGCGCAGGAATGGAGGTTATCAATAATGAAGCGAACGTCAATTAAAATCATGAATAATGCGGGTGACCGCCCGGAAATATATGTTTATGGCGATATTATTCCTAATAAAAATTGTCAAATTTATGGAATAGATTCTGGAGAAGCCACGGCTGACGAGTTTATCAAGGCGCTTAAAGATTTATCTGGAAAAGATATAAGAATCCGAATAAACTCGCTCGGTGGAGACGTCTTTGCGGCACAATCAATGTATACACACCTAAAGATGCATAACGGTGACGTCGAGGTCATCATAGACGGCGTAGCGGCATCATCTGCCTCGTTTATTGCTATGGCAGCCAATACAATAAAAATGCCTAAAAATGCATTGATGATGATACACAATCCATCTGCCGGCATCTACGGTTGGTACAATCAAAAGGATCTAAGCGAAGTTGTAAACGCGCTAGATGCCGTAAAAGAATCGATAATGGCCACGTATCAATTAAAGTCGAAACAATCCACTGATGCAATATCCGAAATGATGAACAATACAACTTGGATAAAAGCGGAGCAAGCGCTGGAATACGGATTTATTGATGAGATTATGGATTATGACTCGGATGCGCAAGAGGATGAAAGCGTACAAAATAGCGCACTAATAAAAGTAATGAATCTACCTGAATCGTTTAAGATTTCCGCAAATGCGCGGATTAAAAATAGGCCGGTTAAAACTGAGCCAACAAATAAATTAACAGAAGGGAATGGCGAAAAAATGGAAATCAAAACAGTGCAAGAGTTAAAAAACCAGTATCCCGAGCTGTGTGAACAAATGGCTCAGGAAACCGTTAAAAATGCAGTAGATGTAGAGCGGAAGCGCCTTAGTGACATTGACCAGATATCCAACATGGTATCACCTGAATTACTCAACAAAGCTAAATACGTTGAGCCGATGAACGCGGGAGATCTATCATTCATGGCGCTGAAAGAAACCCAAGCCAAAGGCGCTCAAAACCGCCAAGATACGTTGACGGATAGCAACAATGCATCTGTAGCTAACTTAACAGCTGCACCGGACGCGCCGGCACAAGGCGAAGCAAATGGCGAGCCTAAAAACTTGGTCGATATGGCAAAAGATATGACTAACCAGCTGAATTCGGCAATGTGCGGCACAAAAAAGTAACAAAACTATAAAAAAAGAACCTAAAACAAAGAGCCTAACCGGGCTCTATTTTTGCGTATGGAGGTATAAATCATGTCAGTATTAGCGACTGAAACACCAGATAACCTGCTAGTTGGCGGGAGCAATTATGATGCACTCACTAAAATCGGAACAGTGCTTACAGGACAAACGCTCGTAAGAGGATCCGTGCTTGGTGTAATCACAGCATCGGGAAAGCTGCAGCTTTGTGACGCAAGTGCCAGTGACGGATCAGAAGATCCTAAATTTATCCTGATAAACGACACGGGCGTATTAGCTGCAGACGCGGAGGCGGTTGCTTATAAGACGGGAGCATTCCAGCGTTCGGCATTAACGTGGGGAACTAATGGTGCTCCAACGGGATACGAAGAAGCGTTGCACCTGAGAGGTATCTATCTCAAGGACGAGACTTAATCACTAAAAATACTGATTTTATGGGAGGAATTACACGATGGCAACTACAGGCGGAAGCGTGAACATCAACGAACCTCGTCACCAGATGGCGGGGTATGACATCGGTTACCCGGTAACTGATTTTCTTAGAAAAACATTATTTCCGGGAGCGGAACGGGCTTATGCAGACAATATAGACTTTGATAGGTACCGCGCACAAGACCAGATTGCATCATTTGTTGCACCTGGCGTGGGCGGAATGGCGCTTAGTCGCGGAGAATTTAAGGTTGAGACTTACAAGCCAGCTCGCCTTGCACCAGAGCGCGATATAAATCCTGAGCAGCTTAAAAAACGTGCGTTTAACGAGCGTTATCATAGCGGGATGAGCGCGGCACAGCGTCAAATGGATATTATGAACCGTGATATCAATGAGCTGGACAACGCGATCACCCGTAGAGAAGAGCTTATGTGCGCGCAAATATTAAGTACAGGAGTGGCGTCGATTCGTGGTTATTCTGACGAAAATAAGGCTAATTACATCGATGACAATATTGATTTTGGACTAGTCGCCAATAGTGGTATCACAACTCTGTCGGGAACTGGCTTGTGGAGCGCTGACACATCGGACAAGATGAGGGACATCGGGTCAGAAATAAATGAGATGTCAGAGGCTGGTTATAACGGAGCGACTATTATTTTTGGTTCTGACGCGTGGAATCTATTTAGCTTAGATGCAACGGTTCGCGCTTTGTTGGATAACCTTAACTACAATGTTGGGAAAATCGAATTTGACCGCACACAAATGTACCAGGGCCAAGGTGTTACTAGAGCAGGGCGTCTTGTAACAGGTGACTTTGAGGTTAATATGTACATCTACAAAGCGCTCTATCTTGATGTGGATGGCGTGAGAAAGCCTATATACCCTAAAAAGCGACTATCCATTGTACCGGGTGCGATTGGCACCACGGCGTACGCTGACGTTACGCAGATCGAAAGTGACAAGCAATACCACACGTACGCAGAGCCGCGCGTTAGCAAAATCCTTGTTAACGAGAACGATGACACCATGAAAATCCGAACTACATCAAGACCTTTGCCGATTCCGTTTGATGCGAAGAGTTGGAAAACGATCATCACAGATACTGAAGCATAAATAATACACAAAAACATACAAGGGCCGCAACAGGCCCTTAGAATGTGAGGTTAACCATGATTAAGTTTTTGACAAAAGTTAGGCATGACCACGTGACCTATAAAGCGGGTGATGTCGAAGAGCTTAGCGCGCCTGATGAAAAAGACCTGGTTGGTGCCAGCGTTGCCGTGTATCACGAGAAACCATGCGATGACGGCGTGTGCAACGTGCCCGAATCGGACGAGGATTCTGAAGACGAAGATCAAACCGACGATGAAAATTCATCTGAAACTGATGAATTGGTCGCTGAAGAAGTTAATACGGACGAAGAGCAGGAAGGTAAAGCGGAGTCCATCGACGATTTAATCGGTGAATTTGACCCGTCTGAGCATGTGGATAATAAAAAATCTGGCAAAAAATCGCGTAAGTAGGTGACGTATGGCCACATTTAAAGACCATCTGCAGAGTGATATATCTGTGTTTTCTAACGCGGATGAATTTGCGGAAACGCTAATCGTAAACGGAACGACTATGATTGCTATCTTAGACAAAAACATCATAGGAACCATGAGTAAAACGAACAATGATAGAAGCGTTCTCAACAAAAACAACGTGCTTATGCTAGTTTCTGCGACTGAATACGGTGATTTGCCCGTGACTGACATGAGAATATCCATCGGCGATGACAAATATTGCGTGGTGTCTGCTGAGGATGAAAACGGAATGTATGAGATTGAGCTTGAGGCGGTGGTTGCGTGAGCGTTCAGATTGATATGCCTAACATTAGAGGCATACAAAACAGGCTTGGAGAGTTTGCGAACAAAGCTCCGAGGGTGCTGGTTAACGCCATAAATCGAACCGCAAAAGAGACGCGAAAAGAAGCGAAAAAGATCGTAAAAGAAAAATATACGATTGCTGCAAAACACGCGAACACATACATAAAAGCACCGTCAAAAGCATCATTGAGCAGACCTAGCGCGAGCCTACGTATATCCAACAGACCGCAGGGGCTTCACAAATTCAAGGTTACACCAAAGTATCAATGGAATAAAGTTGGGCGGAGAAGACCAAAGGCATATAAATCAAAGATACTTAAAAGCGATCCGATGCAAACGCCCGTTCGGAGCATGTTTGTACTAGAGACAAGCCGAGGCCCTCAGGTTGTTTTCAGAAAACGCGGATCCTCGACAAGTGGAAGAAAGAAATTTGTATTTATGGCCGGCCCATCTTATGCACGAATGATAAAAGACCAGGACGATGGGGATAGAATCAAAACGTTTGTCAGAAAAGAATTGAATGACCGCGTATCTGAGCAGATAGAAAAAGTACTCAGGCGCATGGCGGGGAGGTCTAGCACATGACCCCACAACGATTAGGTGAGGCCGTTAAAAAAGAACTTGTATCAATATTTGAAAGCATGCTCTTTAAATCGGTTGCAGGTGACGTGCCAATGAATGTTTTTTTACACGAACTACCAGCCAAAACACAAAAGAACGACCCATATCACTGTCCTAACTTGCTGGTTCACGTTGGAGAAATATCTGACGATGGAGAAAAGCGGGTTTGCGAAATAAGCATAGGAACTATTCTTTATTGCGATGATCCTGACTATCAAGGGGAATCGGATGTTTTACATGTTTTAGAGACTATCTACCAAAACTTTACGCGCAAAGGCGCGATAGAGAATTTTATGCACGAATATCCGATTGATTACGGAGTCGAAGACGGCTCTTTAAACGCTCCA